TCCGCAGCCGCGCCTTGACCTGGGCGACGGTCACCAACGTGCTCACTTCCGCCTCGTGTCGTCGTAGACCTGCTGCCAGTCGCGGCCCTGCGGCCCGGCGGGGCCGGGCCCGCCGTCCTTGCCGTCCTTGCCGTCGCGGCCGCGTTTGACTTTCAGCGTCCACGCCTTCGACCCGTCGCCGGGTTTGGTCGTCGTCGCCGCCGAGCAGTGCCACTCCGAGCCGGCCCACGTGACGCCGTCGCCGGGTTCGTAGGCTTTGCCCTCGAGCCAGACGCCGCGGTAGATGTCCAGCGGGAACCGCGCGGTCCCGATCTCCTTGACCAGGTCGCCGCGCGTGGCGGTGATGGTGACCGAGCGATCGTCGGCTTGCGTCACGCCGAGGTCGTCGAACCCGAGCCCGTCGACGCCGTTCGTGCCGGCCGGACCGGGCGGCCCGGGCACCGGCGCGCGCGTCTCGAGCACGGCCAGGCGTTCGCGCATGGTGCCGATCTCGGTGGAGACGGTGACGAGGCCGGCGAGCTGTGTGTCGAGGACCTGCACGCGCGCGGCAACGTCGGTCAGCGCGGCCTTGACGAAGTCGCGCACGACTGGCGCGATCCCCTCGACCAGGGCGGCGAGTTCGTCCTGCGTCATGCGGCCAGCCGCTCAAACTGCTTGGTGAGGAGGTGCCGCACGTTCGCGGCGAGCTGGTCCGGCGGCAGTTGGCCGGCCGCATCGGCCGGCGCGGCCGCCGGCGCCGGCTGGGGTTTCGCGAACGGGTCCTGCGCGTCGCGCTGCGCCAGCGCCTTGAGCGAGAACATCTGCTGTTGCATGTACGGCGTGTCGCCGCCCTCGACGGGCCCGAGGCCGAAGTACCGTTCGCGCGCTTCATCCGGTGCCATCGCCCCCGCCCCGATCGCGTCCGCGGCGGCCTTGGTCTTGGTTGCCGTGTCCATCCAGATCAGGTCGTCGATGTCGAGCTCGGTGCCGTACTGCGTGCCGGCAGTCGGGGTCGTCAGGCCGAGGCCCTCGTCGAGGGCGTCTTCAAAGTTCGTGATCAGCGACTGAATGCAGAGCGAGTGGTACATCTGCCACACCGACTCGAGCTGCACGCCGCGCGGCAGTTCCCCGACGCCGATCAGGAACCCGGGCACGTGAAAACAACTACAGATCGTCTCGGCGGTCCAGCCGAGTTGTTGAATCAACTGTGCGTCGACCGCGTTCATCGACAGCTGCGTGTACTTGATGTCGGCGGTGATGACCGCGACGCGGCCGGCGTTGCCGGGGCCGTTGAAGGTTTCCCAATCGGTCTTGGCCTGGGCGAGCTGCTCGGGCGTCATGCCGGCCGGCGCGGTGATCAACCCGCTCGGGCGGCTGCCGTTGGTGAAAAACGTGCCCGAGGTCAATTGAATGGCGAGCCCTTGCGCCGCCGCCGCCGCGCACGCATAGATCGGCGACATCCCCACGAGCGGATGAAAGAGGCAGACCATCCGGTCGTGAATGATTTCGCTGGCCGGCAGGATGAACTTGTCGGCGGGTTCGTGCGCCAGCGCCAGGCTGCCCGACAGATTGTCGTGTTGCAGCTGGTAGTAGACCCCGCCATCGGGCGCGATGAGCGGGATCGTCCGCATCGGGTCGAGCACATACAGGGCGGTGACCACGCCGCGCGCGTCGCGCTCTTTCAGCACGTACGTGTTGCCCCACATCAACTTGGACGTGATCCACTGCTCGACAAATTTGGTCGTGGTCTGGTAGCGGTTCGGTTTGCGGAGGACGGGCGAGAACGCCGACGAGGACGTTTCCTCCCACATGTCGTCGTCGTTTTCCTTGACCAGGCGCAAGGTGAGTTTGCCGATGTCCTGCGCGATGAGGGTGACGCAGGCGAACACCGGCGCGTAGGCCAGGACCTGATCGCGGCGGGCCTCGACGTTGACCTGCCAGGCGCCGGCGTAGGGTTCGCGGACGACCAGCGGATACCAGCCGCCGCCGGTGACCGCGCCGGGACTGTAGGGCGCCGTCAGGGTTTTGGCCGTGAGTTCGAGCCCGCGGCCGAACAGGGACAGCCGGACGCTCGCCATCAGCGGGCCGCAGTGAACGCAAAGGGCAGCGTGTTACTCGGCGCGCCGTCGACCCCGCGCACTACGACGGGCACGGCCGGATCGGGCGCCTGCCAGACGCTCATATCGACGCCGGTCGTGAGCTCGGTCGCCGACACCCAGGTGGTCGGTTCGTCGCGATCCGCGAACACGATCACCGCGCCGTCACCGAACCCCGTCCCGTGCACGTGCAGGGTGAAATTCGGCGCCCCGAGCGCGACACTCGCCGGCGACAGGCTCGCCAGGACCGGCGCGGTCCCGCCACCGCCGCCGGGTGCGGTGTCGGTCCAGCCGTCGATCGAGACGAACCCGATCCCGCGCAGCGTTTCCGCGAGCGCGCGATCGGTGACCGCGTAGGTCTCACCCTCGAGGTGTTCGACCCCGTTCTCGGTGTGATACGTCCGGGCGACGACGTCGAGCGAGTCACCGGCCATGTGGTTTCGATCCTTTCGCGGGGCGCGGCGCCGGGTCCGCGGCCGGCGGGGCCGCGGCCTGGCGCATGGCGAACCCGGACACCTCGAGGGCCTCGACGAGCCCGGGTTCCACCGTGATCGTGTCGCCTGCGCGCGGGTACAACCCGTCGTAGTACCCGTCGCGCAGGACCGTCATCGCAACGCGCATGGGTTACGCCGTGTAGGTCGCGGCCGTGTATTGCACGACGCCGGCGCGCGCCTTTTTCCAGTTGATGAACCGTTCGGCGCGCAGGCCGACGAGGTTCATCTGCCAGAGTGACGTGAGCAGGGTCGTCGCGAGCGGCGGATTGTCGAGCGCCGAGTCCATCTGCAGCGACGCTTCGCGCGACACGTCGATGGTCACGCCACCGTCATCCGCGTAGAGAATCGCGCTCGGCTGCACCAACGCGACGGTGGTGCCGGCCGACTGCGACGCGATCGCCTTGTAGCCCATGATCATCCCGCCGCCCTGCGCCATGCCGGGGAACAGCGGTTGCCCGAGGGGGTTGAGGGCGTTGGTCAACGCGAGCGCGTTCGTCTCGGAGAGGATCAGCACCGCGCCGGCGCTCGGAATCAGCGCCGCCGTCATCGCGTTGGCGAGCGCCTGAATGTCGGTCCGCGCGTTGGCCGGCGTCGGGCCGGCGGTCGTGATCGGGGTCACGCCGTTGGTCACCGAACCCGGCGACACGCCCGCGACGGGGGCCTGCGTCGGGTCGATGAACGACGTATCGAGGAACGCGGCGATGCCGTTGATCATGTCGCGCCGGATGACTTCCTCGGCCGACGGCGTCGAGGTGCGCGCGAGCTCCTCGGTGATCACGATGATCCCGGCGCACTTGAGAATCGCGAGCGTGATGGTCGAGAACGCCAGCTTGCCGACCGGCTTGGGCGCGCCCTGGCCGACCCACTGGTAGGTGCCGCCCCCGGTCTGCGCCGGGACGGAGATGTTGAACGGCACCCGGAAGAACGTGTCGACCTTGCCGAGAATCGTCTGCGGGCGCAGCAGCGCGAGGAAATCCGCGGCGAGCGGGGTGATCGGCGCCAACGGCCCGGCCCACGTCGCGTCGGTCGTGGTGCCGGCGGCCACGGCGGCCTTGAGCACGAGGCCGACTTCGGGCGTCGAGTCCTCCCACTTCTTCGCGTACTCGACCGCGTGCATGATCGAGCCCTTCGTCACCGCGAGGGCTTGACAGTACCGGATGAACGCGGTCCCGGGCGCCAGGTTGCTCTTCACCTGGATAATCGGCACGCTGCCGCGCTGCTTGCTGGCGTCGTCGGGATTCGCGGCCGTGATCGGGATCGCCTTCGCGAGATTCGTGGCCTCGAGCGCCTTGAGGCGCACGAGATGCGCGTCGATCGCCTTGAGTTCGGCGGCGAGGCTGTCGTATTCGTCGGTCTCGGCCTGGTCGAGCGTCGCGCCGGCGTCGGCGGACTTGGCCATGATCGCGGTCATGCGCGCGTGTTGCGCCGCGCGCTTGGTCTCGAAACTGGTGATCTGTTCCTGAATCGTCTTGGATTCCATAGCAGGCGCGCCCTTGTCGACGCGCACGATGGGGAGGGGGTCCCTGTCGCGGGACGCATGACGGCCAGACGCGGCCAGGTCGAGTTCTTTAATCGTGTGAATCGTCGCGTCGGCGTTCGCCGGGATCGCGACGAGCGAGAGCTCGAGGACTTCCGTTTTCAGATACCGATAGCCGCCGGTGTCCTTGTTGAACGCTTCCTCGATCGCGCGGAACCCGATCGAGACGCCCGCCAACAGGCCGGCCTTGAGGCTTTGCCACGCTTCCTCGACGCGGTCGCGCAGCGTGCCGGGCGCGTCGATGGTCGGCAGGGTCGCCGAAAATTCGAGGCCGTCGCCGGTCGGTTCTTTGAACGTGACCTGGCCGACGGGCTTTTTTGCGTCGTGGTAGAGCAGCAGCGGGAGCGGATTTTTGTAGGAGATGCCGAGGGGTTCGACGACGTCGCCCATGCGATCGGGTTGCGGCGTCGAGGCGATGCCCGTGATCGTGCGCTGATGCGTGTCGACAGCTTTGACCGTCAGCAGCGCATAGGCACGTGTCAGGGGCACGCGCCCAAGAATGCGGTCGGCTCAGCGTTTCCGCCGTACAAAAGTCTGCCGATCGGTGTAATCGGCCACGTATTCGTTGACGGCCTCGCGCAGGATGCCGGCGACGCCGGTCCGATTCTCACTGGCGACGCGCCGCAGTTCGAGCCGTTGCGCGGGCGTCACGCGGAGCTCAATGCGCGCGGTCGAGGGCACGTCCGCGAGCGGCGGCCGGCCTGGCGGGCGTTTGCTCATAGCGTCCCTCTCACAACACGACCATCGAATAACTCGGCGGTGCCGCGCCCGGCGTCACGAGCGGCGCCAACCCCTGCAGAATCGCGTCGATCCCGTCGATTTTGTTCGGCGAGTCTTCATGCTCTTTCCGCGGCCACAAACTGTCGTCCTGACCGCGCGTCACGACGGTGTTGCTCGCCATCCACTTGAGACACGAGTTGCCATCGTGCCGAAACCGCCGCCGCCGCAGCCGCGTCTCGAGCTCGCGCGCCGGCGCCGTCAGGCTCTTGCGATCCTTCGTGAGAATCGCCGCCGGCACGCC